ATGCGGTTTGACCTGAACAACCGTGAATTCGCAAGACTTGTAAAGGCGGTGAATTAAATGCTTGAAAAACTGCAATATAAAAACCACCTGAATGAAGTCTTTGAGTTCGGCACCAATGGCATCTATGTCAACGAAAATGCCCTGCATGACTACAAGTGGACTGTCACGAAGAAAAACAACAGGATTGCTGCCCTTGATTATTCCATTGTCAATCGGAAGCTTCCTGTTGTCATCTTCTGTGACAGCGAAGCGGAAGGGATTGCAGCCAAGAACAGGCTTCTGGAAGTCGCAGAAAAAGATGTCCTTGCCATGAAGCATGGCAGAATCATCATTGGCAACTATTATTTCCGCTGTTTCATCACGGAATCCACAAAGAAGGAATATCTGGTCAACAAACGCTATCTGAAGCTTACATTGACACTGACAAGTGATTTTCCCTATTGGGTGAAGGAAAGCACATATTCATTCCGGGCGGCAGGAGAAGCCGGAACAACAGGTGGTCAGGGCTTGGACTTCAACTTTGACTATCCTGTTGACTACACTTCCGGTCTGAGCAACAGCGCATTGAACAACACTGGCTTTGTTGCATCAAACTTCAAACTAATCATATATGGTGTGTGCAACAATCCTGAAATCCACATTGGGGGTCACACATATCAGGTGAATTGTTCGGTTGGTGCCAACGAATATCTGATTGTGGATTCCATAGCAAAAACAATCACCCTGGTTGGAAGCAACGGAACAGCAACAAACAAGTTCAAAGACCGCAATCGGAATTCCTATATCTTTGAGAAGATCCCGGCAGGACACAATGCTGTGACATGGGATGGCGAATTCGGTTTTGACATCATTCTAATGGAAGAAAGAAGTGAACCAAAATGGACTTGATTTATGCAAATGCAAATCATGAAGACCTTGGTGTGCTTCAGGATTATGAACTGGATCTGGCATTTGGTGCTGATGAAAACAACTTTGAGTGCCGGATCCAGAACAATTCCCATTGCTGTGATGCCGGATTCTATCTGTACATGGAAGACACTGAATATGGCGGCATCATTGACAGCATTGAAAGCATTACGGAACAGAAGGAAGTTGTGTATTCCGGCAGGACATGGCACGGCATCCTTGGCAGCAAAGTCATCCTTCCCTTGCAGGAAGGAGAAGCTGAATCAAAACTGAAGCTTCCTGATGGTTACACACTGCTTGAATACATCAAATCAAGCGGCACACAGTATATCAACACAGGGTTCAATCCAAACCAAAATACAAAGGTTGTTTGTGACATTCAACTTTTAGGTGCGTCTCTCCAATGTGCTTTTGGTGCGAGACATGGCGCAAACAATAACAGTTTTTTTGTGCAGATCCAAGATACCAACAGATTCCGTGTTGACTTCGGCAACCTAAGTAATCAATCTGCGTTTCTTTCCGATATGCTGAATGAGAGAAAGGTAATCACGCAGGACAGAAACCGAACCACGCTTGGTGAGGAAGGAACATACACAACAGATGCACAGATATTTCAGTGCAACTATCCAATTTTTATTGGCGCACTGAACAATGCAGGGCTTTCTTCCTGCATTGCAAGTGCGGTGATTTATTCTTGCCAAATCTATGACAACAATGTCATTGTGCGGAATTATGTGCCTTGCCAGAATGCCAATGGTGAAGCAGGACTTTATGACCTGACAAATGGTGTGTTTTATCCCAATGCAGGATCTGGTGTGTTTGCCGTTGGTGCCATTGTTGAGGACGAAGCGGACACAGGCACAAATGATGTGACCATTGAAGCAAATGATGCTGATGAAGTTTCCCTTGTGGGCAGACACCTAATCATCAGCGGTGATGTCAATGCCTGTATTCAGTTCATTCTGGACAGAACTGGCCTGACGGATATGTTTGAAGCTTCCAGTGAGCAAGCAGGGACAAACATTGAAATGTACCAGTTCAAGCGGTTCACAGATGTCTTTTCCGGGCTTTCCGATATGCTGTCAAGCACAGGGTTGAAACTGAAGTTGGCCTTCACTGGCACAAAGGTTCTTTTGACTGCTGAACCTATCGTGGATTACACGCAAGCAGAAGAATTTGATTCTGACCAGATTGCTTTCCAAGTCAAAAAAAATTACAAGACGGTGAATCACTTGATTTGCCTTGGTTCCGGCGAGATGGAAAACAGAATGGTTGCCCATCTGTATGTGGACAGTGATGGCAAAATCAGTGAAACACAGACACAGTTTGACATGGATGAAATTGTGGCAGTGTTCGACTATTCAAATGCGGAATCGAAAGATGAACTAATCAGCAGCGGCAAAGAGCGGTTGCGTGAGTTGTCTGCGCCGGGTGACATTTCTATTGACTTTGATGCAGACACAGGAACCTATGACATTGGTGACATTGTGGGTGCCGTAGACAATGTGACACATATTTCTGTGGCTGAAACCATCAGCAAAAAGATTGTGACCATCAAAAATGGTCAAGTTATTATTTCTTACAAGGTGGGTGAATAATCATGGGAAATCTTCATCTTGTCACAGGCTATGCAGGTGAAGCGCATGTGACAGCAGCAGACCGGGCATCTTTCAACATGGCTTTCTTCGGAAATCGTCAGGGTGTGTTGGACATCGGCAATGGCTTTGCAGCTGCAATTGTGTCCAACAATCAAATCACTGTCAGTGATGGTGATGCCTATATGCAGGGCAGACACATCCGCTTGAACAGCGGATCCACAGTTCCCCTTGCTATTGACAACGGTTCCCAGGGGTATTTTCGGAATGATCTGATTGTCATGCGATACACAAAGAATGCAAACACTGGTGTTGAACAGGCTGACCTTGTTGTGATTAAGGGAACAGCAGCCGGAAGCAATCCTTCTGACCCTGCATACATCAGCGGCAATCTGGAAGACGGTGCCCTTCAGACTGATATGCCGCTTTACCGGGTTGTGCTTGACGGCCTGACCGTGACAAGCGTGGTGCAGCTTTTTGATGTCATCACGCTGAACAGCATTGTTGGGGAAGCCTTTGAAATCAAAGGCAAGTGTGCAACCACAGCAACCTACACTGCCAATGTGTCAACCACATGGGCAACCAACAGTGACGGCGGTTGGAAGCAGACCATTTCTGTTCCCGGCATGCTTGCAACGGACAATCCCATTGTTGACCTGGTGCTTGGTGACAATGTTGCAGACAACACCGAGAAGGGCAAGTCATGGCGGTTTGTCACCAGGATCACAACTGCTGACAACGCAATCACGCTTTATGCCAACCTTATCAAGCCTTCTGTGGCCTTTACTATTCAGTTAAAGGTGGTGAGATAATGGGGGAAGCTTTACTGGTGCGCCGTGGCGGTGACATGAACGAATATTCCGTTATATATGATAAAAGCTATGCCGCAAGTCCTATTGTGATTAACAATCTTGATTTCGGCAACTTCACATATTTTGTTGTATGCGTAGCGGAAGAGGAATACTATTTCAATGGCGAGTATACTGTCTCCCAAAGCAACTGTTGGTTTCTGGTAGAAGACGGAATTGTTGCGCTCCAATCTAGCAATTTTCCTTTGGAAATCACAGCCGGTGGAACGAGCATCACGGTGTCAGACAAGAACAACTATGATGTTGCCGGAGCAATATGCCTTGCCATTCAGCACGGATAAGGGGGCATAAACAGTGAAAGGAATCACATTTGGAAATTATCATTCGTGGAAATCTTTTAAGCTTATCCTGCAACCTGGAAAAGAAATCGCAAGCCCTGCTGTGAAGGTGAAAAAGCTTGACATTGAAGGGGCTGATTCTGCCCTGGATTACACTGACTTTTTCGGTGAACCGAAGTATGAGGATATGACACACAAGTTCAACTTTGCAACCATTGTTCCTGAAAGTGATTTTCTTTCACTGTTTTCCATGGTGAAAAATGCCCTGCATGGGAAGAAAATGCGGATCATCCTTGACGATGATCCGCTTTTCTATTACATGGGCAGACCGCATGTTTCGCAGTTTACCAATGACAAAAACATTGGCATCATCCACATTGAAGTTGAATGTGAGCCATACAAATACAAGATTGAAAAGACTGTGGTCAGCAAGGCTGTGGACGGAACTGAAGCAATTATCTTGACAAACAGCCGGAAAAGGGCTGTGCCGGAAGTACGGATTGAATCTGAAGGCAGTCTGAACATTGTATATCAGGACAGCAACATTTGGGATTTGGGCAATGGTTCCTATACACTGCCGGAACTGGAACTTGTGGAAGGGGAAAACACTGTCACTGTGACTGGCACAGGCACCATCACTTTCACATGGCAGGAAGGATCCCTTTAAGGGGGTGCCGCTGTGTATAGGGTGTATTGTGACGGTTTTCTTCTGTATCACAGCAAGCTTGAAAACCTGAAGATTTTCAATCCGTCAGTGGAACTGGAACTGAACAAGACAGGCAGCTTTGACTTCATCATCCATACTGACCATCCCTATTTTGGCCTGGTCAAAAAACTGAAGTCCATCATCACTGTCTTCCAGGATGACTTCCTGCTGTTCCGGGGCAGGGTGCTTGATGATGAAATAGGTTGGCATAACGAAAAGGCCATTGTCTGTGAAGGTGACATGGCCTTTTTGCTTGACAGCATTCTTCGGCCTTTCTCTTTCAGCGGCACACCTGCTGAATTTCTGGCCTATGTCCTGACACTGCACAATGCCCAGGTTGATGCAGAAAAGCAATTCCAGATGGGCAATGTGACTGTTGAAGGCTATGTGACCTATGATGCCACAGACTACTTCACTACAAAGGAAACTATTGAAAAGGAACTTCTGGAACCGTTTGGCGGCTATCTGATGACCAGGACAGAAGGCGGTGTCACCTATCTTGATTATCTTGCCACATTGAACCTGCTTGCACCACAGACCATCAAATTTGGGAAGAACCTGCTTGACCTGAAGCGGATCCGCAAAGGCGCAGACATTGCCACAGTGGTCATTCCCTTGGGCGCAAAGCTGAAGGATGAAGAAGGCAAGGACACCAATCAGCGGCTGACCATTGCATCTGTCAATGGGGATGCTGATTTCATTCAGGATTCCGATGCCATAGCACAATTTGGCATTATTGTCAAAACGGTCATTTTTGAGGATGTCACGGAACCGGCAGAACTGAAGCTGAAGGGCGAAGCACATCTTGCTGATTCTGTCAACCAGTGGGAAACCATTGAACTGACAGCAGCAGACCTGGCAACGGTGGACAAGGACATCACATCCTTCCACCTTGGAACACAGGTCAGAGCAGAAAGCAAGCCACACGGCATGAATCAGCTTTTCCTGGTCAGCAAGCTGTCCATCAAACTGCTTGATCCTGTTGCCAACAAGATGACCTTGGGAAAGACCATTCCGGCCTTTTCTGAAGCCGTCAAGGGCATTTCCGCAGGGCAAGGGGTAGTTCTTCAGGCCGTGGAAAAAAGCGCACAGGCGGCTTCTGAAGCGGTCTACAATGTGGAACAAAACCTTCAGGCATCCATCCAGGTTTCAGCAGAAAACATTCAGTCTGTTGTGGCTGAAAACTATTCCCTGAAGGAAGACACAGAAGCCCTGGTGTCATCGGTCAGCACGGAGATAGAGCAGACCAAGAACAGCGTTGAAATCCAGTTCAATCAGTTCACAGCAGACCTGGAAGCAGTGGCAACCGGGGCTGATGCAGAATTTGAAGAAATCCGCAAATATATCCGCTTTGTGGATGGTCAGATCCTGCTTGGCGAAGTGGGCAATGAACTGGAACTGCAAATCAGCAATGACAGAATCAGTTTCCTTCAGGATGGTGCTGAAGTGGCATATTTCAGCAATCGGAAGCTTTATGTCACAGACACACAGATCCTGCACAGCTTGCAGCTTGGCAACTTCGCTTTCATGCCCAGGGCAAATGGAAATCTGTCCTTCAAGAAAATTTAAGGAATGATAGACATTTCTGACCACCATCAAAGGGGGTCAGAACAATGGCAACATCAGGAACCATTCAACAGGCCATCAGGACAGGCTATCGCATCCAGATTGCCTGGACGGTGAATTCACAGTCTGTGGCAAACAACACATCCAGTGTGACAGCCAAGGTTCAGCTTGTTTCCACTGGCAGCAGCTACACCATTAATTCCAGTGCATCAAAGTCTGGCTCTTTGACCATCAATGGCACGAAGTACACCTTCAACTTCACTGCTGCATTGTCTGGCAACCAGACCAAAACAATATACACAAAAACCGTCACAGTGGCACATGCCGCAAACGGCACCAAGACCTGTTCTTTTTCTGCCACCTGTGGCATCAATGTCACGCTGTCTGGCACCTATTATGGCAATGTCACAGCTTCCGGCAGCGGAACTTTCAACACCATTGCCAGGGCATCCACCATCAGCAGTGTGACATCTTCTGTCAGCGTGAACGGATCCAACGCAGTCACGGTGAACATCACAAGGGCGGCATCCAGTTTCACACACACGGTTGTTTTCAGCTTTGGAAGCTATTCCAAGACAACCACAGGTGTTGGCACATCAACTTCCTATGCCATTCCGCAATCCTGGCTGAATGCCATTCCAAATGCTACAAGCGGAACAGCGAAGGTCACGGTGACAACCTATTCCGGCAGCACAAAGATTGGTTCTGCTGTGTCCAAGAACTTCACGCTGACGGTGCCTTCCACAGTGGTGCCAACCATCAGTGCTGTGAGCCTGTCAGAAGCCGTTTCCGGCATTGCCGCACAGTTTGGTGGGTATGTTCAGAACAAGTCCAAAATTGCCGTCAAAATCACGGCAGCGGGGGCTTTGTCATCTACCATAAAGGCATACAAGACAACCATCCAGGGCGCAAGCTTCACAAAGGCTTCGTTCACATCTGGTGTCCTTACAAAGTCCGGCACATCATCTGTGACCATCACTGTCACAGACAGCCGTGGACGGACTGCAAGCACCACCAGAAGCATCACAGTGATTGCCTATGCTGCACCTAAAATCAACACATTCACGGCAATCCGGGCAAACGGTTTGGGTTCTGCTGATGACAACGGAACAATGGCCTTGGCAAGAATCAAATTCAGTGTTTCTGCTGTGAATGACAAAAACATCAAAAGCTATGTTGTTGAATACAGGCCAAAATCAAGTGATACATGGACAGAAGCTGCTTCTGGAAGTGTCTATTCCTATGACAGCAATATGTTGTTGAATGTGGACTTGAATCCTGACACTTCCTATGATTTGCGGCTATCTGTGACAGATTACTTTGGAACCACAACCGCCTTTTCAGAAGTGGCAACTGCATTCACTTTGCTTGATTTCAATGAAAGCGGAAAAGCTGTGGCCTTTGGCAAGGTTTCAGAACTGGAAGAGGGTATGGAAATTGATTTGCCCATGAGCGTCACCAAATACATATACATGGGCGGTGTCAAAAAGTCCGACATAGAAAAGGACATCTATTTCCAGACATCTGAAGATGCAAAGAATGTCCACAACTGCAAGCTATATGGTGCAAGTGGTGACAGCGTGACTTCCATTGGATGTTGGGACACTGCAAGATCCCATGGCATCTGGCGATATTTGACCAGTACACAGAACCTGGTTTTTGATGCAAATGTCAAAGTGACCAGGGCAAATGGCGGTGATGAATTTGTTACCAGTGAACCTGTTGTGCATGGCAGCAGATCCGGCAGGGTTCACTTCTCCAATGGACTTCTGATTCAATGGGGTGTGGAAACCATCACACCTGTTGCAAACACACCAACAGCAAAGGCTGTGAAGTTTGGTGTTGCTTACACATCAGTTCCAATGGTGTTGACCACAGCAATCACAACGGTGCCTGGGACATCAGTTTCAGGCAATGCAGCAGCAGATATCACCGTCACAGGATTTGATGCCTATGTGACCAGAAACAACACCACCAACACTTCTGTTGGGTGGATAGCAATCGGATATAAAGCATAAAAAGGCAGGGGAACTGAAAGGAAATGATTGAAGCGATTATCACCGGGGCTGTTGCCATCATTGTCTGCATGATCAACAATGCAGTTCAGCGAAAGGCAGCGGAAGAACAGCACAACACAACCATTGCACTGCTTGAATACAAGCTTGATGAATTGTCAGAGCGTGTGAACAAGCACAACAATCTTGTGGAAAGAACATATGCGTTGGAGCAGCACGAAGCCATTATCGATGAACAGGTGAAGGTTGCCAACCACAGGATTGATGATTTGGAACAGTTTCATAAATAACGCAGAAAAGACCGGGGAGAAATCCCCGGTCTTCTTTTTTTGCCAATTTTAAGTTTCATTTGTGATCCGTGAAACAATCTGAAAGATGTATGCAGATTCATTTGTCAGAAGCGGATACTGATTGGAACCGAACTGGAAACCAATGCCGTCCTTGTAGGGTGTGATTGCGGACAGTTCAGAAATATGCTTATCAAATGCACCTTTGCTTGCGGAAAAGATGATGCGTTTGTTCGTGATAGACAGCACACCAGAAGTCTTTTCCTGGACATTTCCCCTGATAGCCGTTGATTGCGACTGCCCAACACGGTAAGACATGCCCTTTGCAACACGAATGCTTATTCCGCTGTGACCACCAGAATGTCCAATCACCACATTCTTTGTCTTCACAAAAGTTGCCGCCTTGCAATAGTGGCAAACTTCATCATTTGCAAGCATGACACCAGTGGTTTTGACAATCGGCAGCGGTTCACCGTTTGCAATTTTTTTGGCAGCATCAGAAAGGGATTTTTCCTTTACGAAAATCAAAAGATATTTCACACAGTCAAGAATCCAACCGACACCAAACAGGCCGAAGGTGAAAAGATACAAGATGCCCAAACCTATCTTTTTTTCTTTGAACTTGTGAACACCCAACCAACCAAGGAACAAGCAAACCAAGAAATCAGTCATAAAAACACCGTCCATCAAAAGATGGTTGTATTTTATGGCAGATTATGCCGGAAGTCAATAGTAAAGATGAATGGAAGACTAAAATGCATTCCCTTTCCTTTATTTGCTGTTTTTAATTTTCAGGCTTCTATTGTATAATGCAGATATATCAAGGGCTTGGCTTGCGTTATTATCATGTTACCTCTATTAAAATATCATATACATGACCATAACCAAGGGCAAAAAAGATTTGCCCTTATTTCAAGAACACTTCAAGGACTGGCACCTTTTGGTTCACACCGTTGTCAATGGTGTCATAGGTGATTTTCTCAATGAATTGCTTTAGATAAACATTTTTTGATTTGGCATCAATGTCTTCATTGTTGATGCAGTCAATGATTGCATGAAGCGTTGTAATCTGTTCTGAATAGTCAACAGGGGTGGGGGCATTCTTTTTTGCTTCCGCTATTTTTGTTTTCAGTGCTTCAATGTTTTGGGTGTACATTTGTTTTCTTTCAATGAACTCATCCCTGGTGTACATGCCATCATCAGATTCCCAAGAATCCATTAGTTTTCTTTTTCTGCTTTCTAACTTTGCAACTTCTGCTTCCATTGCCTGAAGCATGGTGGCATGCCGCAGCAATTCAGAGTTGTCTTCTTTTCTTTCCATCTTGACTTCACAATCAGCAATATTTTGTTTTAAGACATCAATCAGTGCATCCATCACAACAGGTTGATGGACAGAATTCTTCTTGCAAGCTTTTCCGAACGGATGTTGGAAGCGTGGGATCCTATTATCCCCATATCGTTGAAAGCCGATGGCACGGGCACAATCACAACATCTTAAAATTCCAGACAGGGGGTTCACAAGTTCCGTGTTCACCTTTGCCGGGGCTTGGGTTCCATATATTGTTCTGACCTTGTAGAATTGTTCTTCACTGATAAATCCCTTGTGCTTTCCTTCATAGAGCTGCCCTGTGCCGGAAAGCTTTCTTTTTTTGACCACCTTTCCTGTGATGGGATCTTTTTCTTTGACGGTCTGCTGTTTTCCCCAGGAAACCTTTCCAATATAATGGGCATTGAAAAGGATGTCCTTGATGGTTGCCCTTGCCCATTCCCTGCCGCTTCGTGAAGGAACACCCATCATGGTCAGCTGCTTTGCAATCCAAGAAGTCGGTTTGCGGTCTTCCGTGTACCAATCAAAAACCATTTTCACAATTTTGGATTCCTCTGGCTTTTCCACCAAAAACCTTTCCCTTTTGGATTTTTTTACTATGTCAAACCCGTATGGCGGCGCAGAAAGAAGATAGTTTCCTTCTTTGACTGATTGCAACTTCCCGGCTTCCAGTCTGCGTTTGATGGTCTTGTATTCCCTTCTGGACATGAACAGACCGAATTCAAAATATTCCTGGTCAAATTCATTGTTTGGGTCATAAACCTTCGCAGGGGTGATGATGTGAGTGTTGCTGAACTGGAAGGCATCTGCAACTTCCCCTTGGTCTTTGGTGTTTCCTCTTGCAAGCCGCTCTACTTCAACCACAAGAACACCCTTGTATTTCTTAGCGTAGACATTAGACAGAAGCCTTTGTGCTTCCGGCCTTTCATCAATACTGTCACCAGAAACCAATTCCTTGTACACATCAATCTGATCTGGGTGAATGTCATGCTTTGCAGCAAGCGTTTCAAGCATTTTTTTGTGTCTGGCAAGGGTTTCACCTTCGCCCATTGCTTCAAGTTCAATGTCTGCCCTTGACTTCCGCAGGTACATTGCATATCTGTCTTGTTCCCATGTGTTGCATACTTTTTCTATTATTTGATCTACTTCCATTTGATTCGCTCCATTCATTTAATTAGTTTTACGATATATTCATCAATCATCTTGCCCTTGCGGTCATTTTCTCGCCGCCAACCTTCGCATTCAGACCGCAGCCTTTGGATTTCGGCAAGCAGAAAATCAATCTTTTTCTGTGCTTCGTCCCGGATCAACTGCATTTCCGCATTGTAGGATGTGTGAATGTTGTCAAGTGCCTGTCTGTAATCCTTGTTATCATCCAATGCCCTTTCCAGTTCCCTTAAAGCATCATTCAACTTCTGCTTGTCTTCAGGGGCAGTTTCCTCAAAAGCAAGATAGCAGGGGTACTGGTTGGAAGAACCAATGATTGCATTTTCAATCATTCGTGCAGTTTCACGCATGATATCTTGTTCGCAGTTCAGAGCCATCAGCCGTTCCACTCTTTTGACGGACACACCAGACTTTTCCGCAATTTCTGCATTAGTAAGGCCATTCAGCTCCTTCATGTCTCGCATGAACTCACACCAACGAGCAAGGGGCATGGCAGAAGTCCGGGGGCCATCACAGCGCACCTGACGATGATGACAGGACAAACATCTGTTATAGGGTTTTTCGGCAACGGCGGTTTTTGTTTTCATAAATAGTCCTCACTTTATAAATACATTATCGCATTACCCTAAAATAAAGGGGGACGAATTCCGTTATATTTCCGTTTTCTTCCTTTATTTTTGGCTGTTTTTTTGATTTATAAAATGATAGGCTAAAAGCGGGTCAGAGATGGCCTATCATTCCTTTCAGTGGTGTGGGGGTGTTTGGTTGGCACTGGCACCCTCACACCAAAATAAAACAGATTTTTCAAAAATTAAAAAATACTATTGCATCTTTCAAAAAATTATTGTACTATAACAACTGGAACAAGCGTTCGACAAAACCCGGTGAGAGGGCGGTAGGTATGAGCATCAATAAAGAAGATTTTGAAAGACTAATAGAGAAATTGACAGAAGAACAAAAGGAATACATATATTATTTGATTATGGGATTATTCTGCCAAGCTGCGGATTAAGTCCCTGACCATCTTTTGCTTTTCTTCAGATAATTCATAATACTGTTCTAAAGAAACCATAAGTTCACTATCTAACAGCACTTTTGCATGAAGTGTGGCTGCTTCCTTTGGATTGCTTTCAATGATGAGATCAGAACCTCTGAGATCCAAAGCAACAGCCAACTTTTGCAAGGTGCTTCTTTTTATGTTTACAACTCTTCCTTTTTCATATTTTGCGATTGCCGATCTTTGAACACCAAGAATCTTTCCCAACTCTTCCTGGGTCATTCCTTTTGCTATCCTGGCTTCTCTTATCTTCTGACCGATTTCCATATCTTTCACCTCTTTTCTGTCTTGTGTCTTAATAATACACCTTTGTATCTCGAAAATCAAATATTTTTTAAAGTTATTTCAAAATAATTGTTGACATCTAAAAATTATCGTAGTATAGTAAATGTGTCTAAATCAGACGCACAATATGTTGTGGTCAATATTTTTTAGGCACATTGTGTCTAATTCAGACGCATTGTGCCAGCGAACAGGAAGAGGTGTGTTGTGGTGACGGTTGTTTGGAAACGCAAAAGCCGCTATGGATATGAATGCCGGGTTGTCAAGCGCATTGATGCAAATGGCAATCCTATCTACACGGCAGAGCGCAACATGGGCAAATATGATGGTCAGTTTTATATTTGCCTTTTCACCGAAGACAAAGACGAAGCACTCAGGAGAGCCACAAGCATGTGCCGCTGACAATAACAGGACAAAAAGAGGGTGATTAAATGAATTCAAAACTTTTCAGAAGTGTGATGGTGCTGCATGATGACACCTATGCCGATCTTGCCAAGTTCCTTGGCATCACGGAACAAAGTGTGTGCAACAAGATCAACGAGAACGGCACCGAGTTCAAGCAGAGTGAAATCACAAAGATTAAGCATCGGTACAATCTGGATGCCGACATGGTAGACCGAATTTTTTTTGCGGCAGATGCGTCTAATTTAGACGCAAGATGAAGAAAAAGGGGTGATCTGATGATTGTCAACCATTTGGAAAACGGTGTGACCGAGTATGTCACGGAAAAGGCCATTGTCAGGATCCACCCTGGCAAGCTTACAGATGAAGAAAGAAGGGCGGTTTTAGAAGATGCATCAAGAAACTTCCTTAGAGCGATTCAAAAGGCGAATCAAAACAAGAAGGTACCGGGTGTGGTTGGTTAAGCGGTCTGCGGTTTTCCTTGCGGCCTTGGCACTGGTGGGTGTGGTTGTTCTGGTTCCCACCCTGTGCATTGAGAAGGCAAGCGCACAAGAGCCTGTGCCGCAGGTCACAGAAACACCTGTTGTTGAATCCCACGAACCTGAAGCCAGTGTGGTTGTCTTTGAACCGATTCCTGAAGCAACCGTGGAAGTCCCTATGTATTCGGAGCAGGAACTTGAAATGTTGGCCTTGGTGATTTACCAGGAAGCAGGTGGTGATGCCTGTTCTGATGAAACAAGGCAAATGGTTGGGGAAGTGGTTCTGAACCGTGTGGCTGATAAGCGTTTCCCTGGCACCATTTATGAAGTTATCACACAGAAAGCCCAATATGGGCGGTTGTATTGGACTGGATTGGTCTGGCCTGAAAGATCCGCAAATCCCGGTGAAGCACATGCCATTGATAGAGCGTATGAATGCGCCACTGCCCTGCTGACTGGTTCCGTTGAAAGACTGTTGCCGGAAGACACTGTTTTCCAGGCAGAGTTCAAGCAGGGGACTGAAGTGGTTGCAGAACAAAATGGCTTGTACTTTTGCAGGTGAAGAGGTGATTGAGTGTGTGCGCTAAAAAAGTGCGTCTGGATTTGATCGGGCAGACCTGCGGACGATTAACCGTTGTTGAGTTTGCAGGTCTAAACAAGCACAAGCAATCAATGTGGAAGTGTGTGTGTGAGTGCGGCAATGAGGTTGTTGTCACTGGAATCCACTTAAAAA